ATAATTAAAACCCATGCCATTCTCCTTTTGTTTACCTGATATGCTATTTTATCAGGTATTAAATCACTACTACATTTACAACTTTCGTTTTCGCCACATTCACACGACATTAAAATATTACCTTTATTATGATCTTCTTATAGGTGCTCTAGTGTTACGACCGGGTCTAGATTTACCATAATCAAGTTCTCTTGGCTGAGTAGGTTTTTTCTTTAATGATTTAGCTACAGGTTTAGTAAGTTTTCCAGTTATTTTTCCAACCATCTGATTAAGACTTCTTCCTCCTGTAAGTTTCATTAATTTTTTTCTACTTTCTTCGGCTAATTTTGCACCTCTTGCAGAGCGTTGATCACGTTTAGCTCTTTGTTGTCTAGCTCTTTTTTGTGCTGCTTCTCTTTGTTTTTCCATAACTCGTTTCATAGCAGCACTCATTTGTCCTCTTGTTCTTGGATTACTACCTTTAGGTAAACCTCTTAATGCTGCTCTTTGTCTTGCTCTTGCTAATGCTCTTCTTCGTAATATTGCCTGTCTTTGTCTTTGTGCTTCACTTGTAGGTCTACGTCTTCTTCTTGGTAATGTAGATGTAGGTCTAGGATCAGCAGTAGGTCTACGTCTCTGTGGTCTATCTACAAGTGTAGGTCTAGGATCAGCAGTTGGTCTACGTCTTCTTCTAGGCATAGGACTTGCTGTAGGTCTAGGATCAGCAGTAGGTCTACGTCTTCTTTTAGGTACAGGAGCATCTTTTACTTTTGTAGCCTTTCTAGCATTTAAACTTTGTAATTTTCTCATTAAAGAACTTATTTTTTTTGTGTCATCATTTCGCATAGCTTTATCTAGTTGGGCTTTATAGTATGCTTCTGGGGTAGGTCGGCTCATTTTTTTGCTCCTCTGTTATTCATTATTTGCAATCCTTGTTTACCGAACCTGTAGCCAAAGGATGCTCCTATGCTAATATATAAACAATTAGCAAACCAAGAAGGTGTGTTGGCATTTAAAAAATCAAAACCTTCTTTTACATATGGTTGTGTCCACGGCAGAAAACATCCTACTAAGATACCACCAAAAATTATTGTCCAAAATTCATCTTTCCACGAACCTGCCATTTGTGCTGTAAGGTTCTGTTCCATAAGCATACTTGATGTAGCTTCTGTTTCATATACTTTTGCTTCAGCTTTAGCACGAGCAACTTTTACATCTGTTTCAGCTTTAGCTTTATTAACCTTGCCTTCAAGGTATGTACCTGCAAGGGATGCTATAGGACTTATTAACGCTTGAAACATATTACCATTTTACCTTATCTGCCCAATAGGCTGCTGACATTTTACCTTTTTTAATATTCTTACCGTGTCTAGCTTTAAAAGACTTGCGTTTTGCTTTCATTCTAGCTGACTCACCCTTTTTAGGTTTACCTGCTGTTCCTTTTACTTCGCCAACCTTTTTACCTTGTTGACCAAAACGTATTATTTTCTCCTTACCACCCTCACATGCTTTTACTATATGTGATTTAGTAGGATGGTCAGGAGTTCGCCTTGGCTTGTTACAAGGCATTTTAGCTTTATCAACACGTTCTGCCATTTTAACCTTGAAAAAATATGTGATAAACAAGTAAAGCTATGATAAGTAATTTACCATAGTCTAAATCAAAGTTAGTTCCTTCACCAAATCTTTTATTCCACATTTCAAATTTAATTTTATTCCAATCAATCATGTTGGTTCTCCTTTACCTGTAGGTTGACCCATATAAACACAGGTGCTATATCCATTTAAGTATTGAGGATCTTGTATTATTTTATTTCTTGCATGTTCTACGTATGCATAACATTTATCTGATGATGAAAAAGGAAAATTAACTATTGGAAAATTTACCCAAGTAGAACTTTCACCTATTGCCCATAATATTGTTATTACTGGTATCCACATATTTTACTCACTTTCTTTAGGTATGCAATAAACCTTGAGAAAGATTTTGTCTCCTGCTTGTCGTTGATGTGTGTCTTGTTGTCGCATTTTCTGTGCATATTCAAGGCACATATCCAAATTATCGAAGTAGACATTTTCTTGTATCTCTGTTCCTTGCAAAATTACATATAAAACCCATATAAGTTTCACTATATAATACCATATATTATTTTATCTGTCAACTAAATTTTCTAAATCTTGCAGTTTTTTTAGCAATACCTTTAGGTTGTTTAGTAAACTGTTTACCTGCTTTTTTGCCTTTTCTTTTTGCTTTTGTCGTTGCTGCATACTCTGCAGGTGTGAGGGATTTTATTGCTGCTGAAGGTAAGTATCTTTCGCCTGTTTGCTTTGACGGCTTCCCAGACTTTGTTCGCCACTTTTGTTTGCTCCATGCTTTAAGTGACCTTTGTGATTTTTTTAATGCCACCATTATTTAAATTGTTCCTTTATACTTCTAACTACACTTTTAATATCAAATGGTTTTTCATTTGGTCTGTAAGGACATTGATATTGTCTAGGACATTCACCTGCATCATAGGGTACATATTCTCTATACTGTGTATTGTTAGCACCTACAAAAACACATACTCTTTGATTGTTTCCTAATATTTGACTTGCTAACCTGCAAGTTGTTGTTTTTACATTGTCATCTTTTGCAAATACTATTATACTAAATAATACACAAAAAACTATAGTAATTAAAACAATTAAACAGAAACGCTGATTAACCATATTATCCAACCTAAAGCACTTAAACCTACTAGAGAAGCTATTCCCATAATAGTATAGTCTCTTAACATACGTTGCTGTTCTTCTTTAGCGTAGATAGCTTCTTGTCGAGCTTTACGTATTCTACCTTCTTCTTTAATTAAGTCATCCCATGCTTGTAATCCATAGTGACCTATTAAAAAATTTCTTAATTCTTCTCTTTGTTTTGCTAACTTTTTTTTAGCTGAAAAACTTTCTATTGCTACTTGTTCAATAGACCCATTAAATAACTTGTCAAAAGTAGATGGGCTATTTGCATTCTTGTGTACGTTGTCTACGTCACTTACTGCTGACATCCATCTTCCTAATTCAGATGACATGTCTTCAATTTCTTTGCCTACCATTATAGCTTTTTTAATAGCATTATAGGCTGTAGTTGCACCTGTTACAGCTGCAGAAAGTGTTAGTGGGTCTATCATGTTGGGGTCTTTCTAAAGTTTACTTTAATAACCAGTCAAAAAAACCTTTTCCCTTCTCCTTTGAAGTTATGCTTTCTAACCAGTCGTAGAATGTTTTAAGTGGTTGTTTAGGTTCTTCAACTGCTACGTTTATTTTTTGTAAGTCTTCTATCTCTTGTATTTCTTCAGGCATGTAATCGTTAGGCATTAGGTATATCCTCCACCTGCTTTTTTATATCTATTTGCAAGTAGCTGTGCTTTTCTAGCAGACCATTGACCTGGATTACCACCCTTACTACCTGCTTTAATAGAATTAAATAATCTTTTACGCATTGTAGGTTTAGTATAGTTACCTGCTTTATTAACTGTGCTTTTTTTCTTTACTGCCATTTTTACCTCTTCTTAATATACCTTTTCTTTTGGTCTTTTTTAATTTTACTTAAAGTTCTAGCTTGTTTTGCGTGGGTTTTAGATGCTTTCTTTAATCCTTTAATAACTTTATTTAATGGTTTTGTGTAATGTGGCATTATACTTTTCCTCTAGCCTTTTTTAAACTTTCTTTTGCTTTTTTAAATATTAAGACAACTTCTGTTTTGCCCATGACTTTTGCTCTTTGTTCTCCAACGGTGAGGATTTGTATTTTTCTTGCGTACGGCTTATTAAGTTTTTTAACCTTTGCAACTGTTGCTCTCGCGTCAGATGGAGTTGCAAACTTGATGCTAACCGTGTCCTTAGGGTTTTCATCCGTGTATAAACGTCTGCCACTTCCTTTTGGTTTTTTTCCTGTGCCAACTTTAGGGTCTTTTCTTTTTTTGTTT